GTTGGCGTTGGCGTTGGCGTTGGCGTTGGCGTTGGCGTTGGGGTAGGCGTCGGCGTGGGTGTAGGCGTCGGCGGGGGCGTCGAAGGAACAGGCGGGATGGGGTTTGGATCGGTGGTGCAAACATCACCAGTTTGCGTGCCATCGGCAACAGAAAAGGCCTCGTAATACCCATTCCCAGAAGGATCAAGATTCACATTTAGAGAATCTTTTAAAACGGTGTAACTGCACCCAGACATACAGAACGAATCGGGACTACCGAGATTGCCTGATTGAATTGAATATGTGGTGCCATCTGTAGCAGTGAAATTGCCACTCGGGTTTTTATACATATACCCAAGCAGAATAGATGCAGAGCCAGTCGTGCCCTTTTTGCATGCGGCAACGCACGATTGACCACTTTCTGTAAATCCGGCATTGCATTGACAATTGGATTGAACAGTGAGGCCATACTGCACAACGCCATCCACTTGCGTGGCATTTGCGGGGCAATATTCACGATCATGGACGCCGTAATAATTCTTAAATGTCGGATCGGCATTACTCCACGTGTCACAGGTCCACCCGCCAGACTCCATCTGAGACACTATAAGCAACCCGTTGCCATTTGGATATCCAAGGGTTTGATTTTGCAAATCTGCGGCTGTTTGGCAAGCCGTTGAAACGTCCTTGTAATACCCAATCACCGTACCACCGGGGGTATACAACCCAGTCAGAGCGGGAAACTTCGCAAATGCGCCAGACGCACCGAAGGACAAAGCAAATAGGATTAGGAATTTAACGAGCTTGCCGCACATTTTGGCACCTTATTTGCGCCGATTAGCGGTTTGATTTTTTGTTGTGTTTTTGGAATTGGCCGACTTGGGCGCATCAGCTTTATTGCCGGTGAAAGAAAGGCCAGCCATGCGCCGGGTTTCTTTTTTCGAGTCCACAATATGGCCCGCAAACGAAGGTTGCAGAAACAAAAAAGGCAGCAAAGCCGCCAGGAGGATTTTAGATTTAGACACCACGTAACCCCTGAATAAATGCACNNGCAGAAAGGGCGCCGATGAGGGCCACCCCGACCCAGAAAACGAGAAGGAGAGGACCACTCATCGACGTCACCGGGCCTTAGGCCTTCTTGACAGCGCGCTTGCCCAGGTCGATGCCCTTGAAGGCCATCACGATGCCAATGACCAGCACACCCAGGCCGGCGATGGTGGTTGCGACCGTGGTGAGGTCGATAGACGCGAAGATGGTGCTGATGGGGTCAGTACCAGCAGCATGGGCACCTGCGGAAGCAGCGACAGCACCAGAGATCAGGGCCAAACGGGCCATCTTTTGACGGAAGTTCATGGTTTTTTTCCTTTGAAAATGAAATGGTGCGAAATTACACCGGAGAGGGTTAAACCCTCTGCGCTGAAATCTCACAATTTCTTAATGACGGTGATAACCGAGCCGACAGCGAACCCAATCATCCACATCATTAATACCGCGCTGAAGCCCCACCCAAAGACCGCAAAGAGGGCATCAGACGTAACGCCCCAGGCCGCCGGGTCCAACGATTCAATAGCGGTTTGAGATTCTGGAGGGCACGGAAATGCCGTGACAGAACATTGAACAACATTCATTTATTCCCCGAGCAAATCATTGCCACATTCAGGGCAGTACAACTCAGTAGGATCGCCCGGTGAATTGCAATCATCAATGTCACCAGTCCAACCGCACTGGTCGCATTCCATTTCAATTCCGTCATCCATAGAAAGTCCTTTCTGTTAAATATTGAAATAAGGCCGGGCAGACTATTGAGCCCCGGGGAAAGCACGGCGCTTCATGGGGCAATCACTGAAACAAGGCCAAGATGCCGAGAAAAAGAAGGGCGCCAAAAACGCAAAAAAGCAAATCCCTCATACGTAGGCCCGTTCACGCAGCCACTTGGTGACAACGTACTTTTCGCCCTTCACGACAGGCGCACCACCGTGCAGGGTGAGCGAGTCAGCGACCGGGTACGGGTAAGCGAAATAAAGCGCCATGCCCTTGACCGGCTTGATTTCGAGGCCCAGATCCGGGAACACGGTTTCGCCGCCGATTTCCACCTCATTGAGGTACAGCAAGACGGTTGCAACACGATTGCCGCCCGACTTGGTGTATTGATCCGTGCCGGGCAACCGGGGATCAAAAAAGTCGTAATGAGGGCGGTATTCAGCACCCTCTGCATAGCGGAGCACTTGGAAGCCTTCACCGTTGATCACTGGGTGACCCCAGGTTTCAGCGATGCGCTTTTCGAGGCGGTCAATGATGGGCAGTTGGCTTCGCTGGAAATAGGTCCCCGTGCTGGTCCGGTGGGCGTGACCTGTAGACCCGCCCGTGTCTGTCACAACGGTGGAGGGCTTGAGGCTGGGGGTAGCCAGCCGAATCAACGCATCGCACTCAGCCGCCGAGAGGAAGCCCTCGACGGTCTGAATTGTGGGCTCATCACAAACCGTATATACGGTTTTTTGAAGGGTGGCGGTGTTCATGTCAGGAAATGGCCTCAACAAGAAATCGGTTCAATCGAGAGACAGCGAAAGGAGCCAGCGCGACAAGCAGAAAGGCCGACCCTATAAAAAGAACGTGGCTCATATCGGGTAATCGTTCGCCGTGCCAAGACGGTCCAGGTCAATGACCTGAGGGCGGTCTTCGGGGTCGCAGTGGTCTTCGACCAACTGAAATGCCGCGTCCATATCGCCCACCACGCCGCCGCCGGCTTCGCGCAGGGAGGCGACCCATTCGGGCTGGCCGTCATCGAGCGACGGGGCCAGGAAGCGGCCTGTTGCAAGCGACTGGACGAGCAGGCGCATATCAGGCCTTCACTGCGGCTTGCTGGGCCGTTGCAGCACGGGCAACCGGCTTGATGGACACAAGCTTGAGGCTGGTGCCGTCTTCGCGGGCCGCAGTCATCTCGAACACGGCATCGGCCTGGATCGGCAGCGAGCCGCCCAGGTGCGCCCACTTGTCGAATTCCTTGTGATCGCCCAGCTTGAAGGGACGTGTCACGCGGCCAATGGAGCGACCTGCGCCGTTTTCTTTCAGATCCACTTCGCAATGGAAGGTGGTGGACGAGAAGGCGCGGCCTTCCATCTCGCCGACAGATTCCTTGACGGCGTGGACGATCACTTGAGAGTTGAATTGCATGGTTACCTCTGTGCCCCTTGTGAACGGTCAAGCGAAGGCATGGGCGTAGCCCTCGACCGGTTGAAGAATGGAAACCTTGGGGAAGGCCGCGACGCAGGCGCGGCGAATCTCGGCTGCGCTGAATGACTTCAGACGACCTGGTGTGCGCGGGCCAGTGACGAACTGCAGGAACTCATCGCCCAATGTGTGGAAGGCCAGGGCCACGGTCGGGGCGGCAACGTTCATGAACCATTTGAGGTTGCGGTACACCTCCGCCTCGACGGTCTCCAGGGCCCGGCGTGGGGTGCAGCGCACGGGCTCAGGCAATGCCATCTGATCGGCCTGGGCCAGGACCAGGGCATGCCATTCAGAGGCCCCAGCGAAGAAGTCAGCCGGGCGGCGGAGCATGTCGCTGGAGAGGACGCGGAGCTTGTTGCCGTAGCGCAGCTCAAAGCGCATCCAGGCCGAGCCAGCCTCGACGCCGAACAGCTGGTCGCCCTTCTCGTAGACGTTGGTTTGCTTGCCGGCTTCCTTGCTGCCGATGTAGAAGGATCGCGCCTGGCCGTTGCACCAGTCGCCGACCAGGTTGCACTTGAGACGCTTGCCGCCTGAGTCGCACAGACCGCTTTCGTAATCGGTCTTGATGCGCTCCATGCCGCCGCTGTAGCCGTCGAAGAAATCGAGCGCCAGGTCACAGCGCGTGATGTCGGCCTCATGCAGGTCCACGAGCTGGGCCATGCGGAGATTCCAGCCGTGCGCGGCAAAGGTGCAGGCGTAGCCGTAGAGGTTGACGTGCAAGGTGCGGGCCTGGGCCTTCTGACGCGGGCCATCGCTGGAGGCCAGGAAGCCCACCCAGCCACACTCTTGATCGTTGCGCACGATGCTCCAGCGGTGCTTATAGAAGTCGTGACCCTTGCGCAGCTCAGGGTGGACCGTGAACTCTTCGCCGAGCGCCTGGCAGACTTCGCGGCCCAGCTCCAGGGCCTGGGCTGCTGGGGCAAAGTCTTCATCAGGGATCATCGAGAGTACTTGACGGATCTGAGCCATCGCATAGGCCGAGTCGTAAATGCTGGTGGTCTTTGGCTTGGGGAACAGGTCATCGACCGATGGAGCCGGGGCGCTGCGCAGTTGGCAGGTGAAGCGCAGCCAATCGACGTGCACGACGCTGCCGCTTGCGGTGCGCTCGGCCTCAAGGCGAACCTTGATTTCGTTTCCGTCAAGGACGAGGGAATTCTTTTTTGCGCGAGCCGGGCGGGTCATGGCTGAACTCCGTTGTTATCCCCGTGATTACCAACGGGGGTGCTACGCACCAGCTCCGCGCCCAGCACCTCCCCGCAAGCGGGGGCCCCTCCGGGCGCTGCGCTGGAGCTGCGCACTGAGTGAGCGCCGAAATTGCAAATGGCAGAATGAAACCGCTTTACACAGGAGTAGCAAATGCAGTTGGGTTCGTTAGGCTTGCCAATCGTGTTGATGGCAGTCATTGGCGCCGCCGTTTTTTTGGCAAGCAAGAGACGAGGGGCCGACGCAGAGCCCGGTACATCGGCCCGGAGGGAAAGGCCCAAAAGAAAGGCCGCACTGACTGAGCGCGAGCAAGGGATGTATTGGCGGCTGCGAGAGGTGCTTTCAGAACGAACCCATGTCGTGCTGGCCCAGGTTTCGTTCTCTGCCCTGCTCTCTTCCAGACAGCAGGCCACCAGGAACACCTTCAATCGCAAGACTGCCGATTTCGTGGTGTTCACCAAAGCCTTTGAGGTCGTCGCCGTCATCGAGCTGGACGACGCCTCACACCGAGGACGTGAGAAGGAGGATGCAGAACGGGAGCAGTTGTTGACAGACGCCGGATACCGGGTGATTCGGTTCAAAAACATCCCAGACAGAGGTGAACTGATCACGACCCTGTTCCCTGTCACTGAGCCCATGCCCCTTCCAGCTGACGCACGGGCGGACTGAGTGAGGGTGCACCCCTGCCCGGTCAGCGCGACCGAGGCACCAGCCGAACTGGCCGTTGTGATGGCAGGGGTGCGAAAAAAGGATTGCATGAGTGCCTTCATGTGGTGACAAAATAACCATTCGTGGCTAGTACTAGCCAACGGATGGCAAGACTAGCCATTAAATGGCTAGTCGTCAACCAAATCGGAGCGACTCATGTCATTGAAATTAACTATCGAAGAAGCCTCAAAGATAGCTGGAAGCCAACGAAAGCTAGCTGAACTGATTGGGGAGAGTGAGCAGCACGTCAGCGCGTTCAAGAAGGGAACGCGCCCATGTGGGCTGAAGAAGCGAGCAGCAATTGCTGCGATTGCTGGGGAGAACGTTGTCCGGACTCTGCTGGAAGCCATCGCCGAAGACATGAGCGATGACGTGCCTCACGAGCTGGAAGCGAAGCTGGCGATCAATGCCATCCTCAACGCCTTCCCGCCTGAGACTGACGAAGAATTCGTCGCACAAAAGAAAAACGGACCCGAAGGTCCGTCTTTGAAAGTTGCTGGCGGAAACGGAGTCCGCCGACATTGCAATTGAATCAATAACTTACGATTGATTATCGGAATATGCCCACATCCATGCCCACATTGTGATTTAGATGAATTACTGTATAAATCATCAGCATGGAAACGAGGCAAACACTTCAGCATGCGCATATCTCGATCGATCTGCCAGCGCGGAATTTTCACGCCCGCCATGTCCCCAAAGGATCGTGTTGGCAGTGCAAATGGCTTTGGGGCCCATCAGACGACCGGTATCAATATGCCGTGTGCGGGGCTGACCTCTATCACATGCACATGTCGCCCGAAAACGGATGCAGCCGATTCAGGTCCGGCGGGGATGATGAGTGGTGCAGGGAAGGTTGACCAAAACGCAAAAAAGCCCGCCCACCCCATAGATCGGGGCGGGCGGGCTGTATTGATGTGAATCCCACATCGGGATTCATCCCAGGGGTTTCCAGGGCGGAGGATCTCGCTCAGGATAGTCCCGAGGTGGTGGCAGTGCCGCCTGGCGGCGCTGCATGCGTTTAATCTTTCCAGGCTTGAGCCCGGGCTCTAACGGCCGCATAGTGCTCTGTCCTACTCGCGTCCAGACGTCTGCACAGGGTGTCGCTTGTCCTCGATGTCGAGGATCTGGATCACCTGGTTGCGGACGGTTGCGTAGGCCGATCGGCAGGTTGCGAGGGCTGCAGCGACGTCTCGATCGCTGGCAGCGGCTCCGGCCGTACTCGGAGGGTCGCCGGCAGGGGCTCGCAGGTCGACATTACCACCGATGGCGTTGAGCACGCCGACAGTGCCAGCATCGAGACACTGGCGGCCAGATAGAGATGCAATTTTTTCACGGGCTGCCCCCAGTTGACGGTTGATTGAAACAAGTGCGGCCGCATGCTGGCCAGCAGCCGCATCAGCCAGGCGGCGCTGCTGTCGCTGGTCGCTCTGCAGGGCCTCAGACGCCGCCTGAGCGGCCGCCGCGGTGTTGGCGGTCCACCGCCATTCCTGGACCCTCCAGCCTCCTGCAGCGCCCAGCAGCAAGCCTGCCAGCAATGCAGTACACAGAGCAGTCAATGACCAGGTGCCGCTCATACCGACACCGCCTGCAGCGCTGCCGCATAGTTCGCTGGCCAGGTCTCGGGATGCGGCTTGCCGGGTCGCCAACACCGATCCGCGTACAGGCGCCAGGCGCCGGCCTGATCACCCAGGAGCGGCAGGGGTGGGCCATCGGTGTAGATCAGCATCCGGGCTGTCACGCATGCCAGCACATCGTCAAACTCCAGGGCGGACCAGATGGCCAGGGTTGTCGGCTCGACCCCTCTGGAAATCGCGACTCGACGCAATGTGTCCCCCGTGAGCGAGTGATTGAAAACGCCCCGCACGCCGCTGCTGGCTGTTGCCCCTTGCTCGAACTGCCAGAAGCCACGAGCGGGCCCATTGCCGAGCTGGCGGCGGTCCTTGAATTTGCTCTCCTGCAGGCCGATGGCCAACAGCAGCACGCGCACCTGCAGGGAGTCCATGCGGGGAGGCAGCAGAGCCAGCGCGGGGCCAACGATCGAGGCGAGAATGTTTTTCAGATCAGCCATGGATAGCTCCTTTGGAAGGCTGGGGAATCAAAACCGATAGAGCACGCTGAGGGTGTCGACCGATCGCCAGAGGCAGGCGTAGATCGATGGATTGCATTTGTTCCAGTAGTGGCGCAGGGACAGCGACCAAGCGCCCTGCCCCACCGAAAACCCAACCACGGCACCGATGGCCAGGCGCTCGGGGTTGTTGGCCTGGATGGTCTGGCCTGCCTGGTCTTTGGCCGCCTTCCAGCCTTCGACGGTCACCCGCCAGATCGGGCGATAGAGGTACGGGCCCGCCTCGATGCCGAGCTGCCACCCGCCCACGTCAAACAGCCTCTCGGCCGAGATCGCGACCCCATTGGCTGAGCCATTGCCGACGTATCGGGCTAGGTTGCAACCTGGCAGGCAGGCCTTGGCGGCCGGGCTGTAGTCCTCATCGCGATCGGCCGCCATCGCATCGCTGCGGTACATGCCCAGATTGACGTACTGCACGCGGCCGCGCCATCGAGGCGCCAGGTCATGCACCAGGCCCACCGACCAGGTTGACGTGCGCAGATCGAGCTGGTGCGGCAAGCCCAATTGATACCAGCCCCCATTGCCCACCGGGGTGGCCTGAGCCACCCCCAGGCCCACCTCAAGCTGCACGGCATACGCAGGGCAAACGAGCACGGCAGCGATCAAGGCCAGGGCGGCCCAGACGTTCAGATGTCGCATGGAAATCCTTTCGGGAATAAAAAAAGCCGCCCGAAGGCGGCTCGATGAGCACGGTGGAATCACCCCTCTTTGACGCGGGTGCGGATGATGAGGGTGGCGAATCCCAGCATCACGCAGCAGTCCTGCAGCGTGGGGGCTTCGAGGCGCAGCAGCGGTGTGATCACAGCGCCGGCGCCACCCAGGGCCAGCAGAGCCCAGGCCAGCGCCTTCAGTCCGGCGACCAGGCGCTGGTGAGGGGTGAGGCCCTTGGCAAAGGGCGCGGTGCGCTCCAGCTTGTTCAAGGCCTCGGCCAGGACGATGACACCGGCCAGCCAGTGGATGACTGCAACGAACGACAGCAGGCTCATTGCGGACCTCCCGCCTCTGTCGCACCTGCAGGTGCGTTGCTGCTAGCCCGGCTGATCAGGCCAGCCAGCACACGCTGAGCGCCGGCACCGACAACGAATGCAGTCCCCAGCAGGTAGGGGTCAGCAGCAATGGGCACCAGGGGCGTGCAGTAGCCGGCGCAGAGCGAGCTAGCGATGGCCACCGACATGCGGCGCAGGCTGGTGCGCACCAGGTGTTGCCAGGTGTCACCAATGCCAGGCACGGTGTTCAACAGGATGATGGCCACCAGGCTGCCGGCGAATCCTGCGATGAGCAGATCAGCCCGCAGGCCCAGGGGCACACCAAACGCTGTGAGTGCGGGCACTGCTGCAGTGGCGGCTACCAGGGTGGCTGCTGCGGTGGTTGTTGGTTCAGGCATCCATGCCTCCCTGATTTTCAGCTTCAGGCGCTTGCATTTGCGTCCTTTGTGATGGATGGGTTTGTGTATTGGCTTGCTCCCGACCTGCGCCCGGTTTGAGCAGATGTCGGGGATCTGCAGGAGTGGCGGCTAGCGGTAGGGCAGCAGCACACTTAGCTGGTGGTCAGGTGTAGCCCAACCGCAGCGGATCAATCACACGAGCCTGGGCAATGGCCTGGCACATCAGCGATGTCTCATGCAGGCCCTCAAATGCCACGTACTGGCTCGGATCGTTTGTGTAGGCCGGATTCCACTTGCCGCTGCGCGCCATCTCGCACACATCGGCGGTATCGAGGCACCCATACATGCCAGCGAGAGCGTTGCCCCGGATCAAATAGTTGATGCCCACACGATCCGCTTCATTGGCGCCAACGGTTTGGTTGGCCAAAGTAGCCCAGGAGTCGGTGGATGTCGTAATCGGGTTAATGGTCGAGACCCAAACCCGCTTGCCAGCAAAATAGGCAATGAGCGTCTCCAAGCGAGACCTGATGGTGGACACCCCGGCGCCGAGGTCGTTGGTGCCCATCTGGATGATGATGTCCGAGGCATATGCGTTTGCAGCAGCCAGCATCAGGGGTTGCCCGATCAGCGTTGCAATGCTCATACTCGACTGTGAGATCGAGGTGTTCCCAAAATACGGACAAATTGAACGCTCCAGGACACCACGATGACGCCTGTAGTTGCCCCAGTGATCCAAGATTCCTGTTCCGCGAGAATCAGTAACCATTGCAAAGGATCGACGAGCCGTTTTCCCAATGATCGCAAACGGGGGTGATGAAAACCCGCCCGTCGAATCAGTATTGGTCCAGCCCCCGATCCCCACCTTGTCAGTCAGTCCGCTCGCAGCGTACTCAAACTTATCGCCTGCGTTGTGGTCGCAGTACGGGATATTTACACCCCCCACCATCGGCAGCCCGACAGTAGATGTTTTGTAGACATGGAGTAATGCCCTTGCACCTCTCGGAATAGTGA